CAACAATTCCACCGGTTGAGCGGATTAGTTTTAGCCATGGTAAACCAGCACGACCCACTGTAATTGTCGTTACCGCCCCAGTTGCGGCAATAGCGACCGTGATCGCTGATGTCATTGCCTTTTGCAGGTTCAGATTGATCCATACTTGCGTTGCGCTGGTATTTATTCCTTGTAACCAACGCGGCGTCTCGATACCGTCTACAAACACCCGTAAATCGTCACCATTTGCCAACATCTTACTGGCAGTTACCAGAGCAGCGGTATCCAACCCACCGTCTGTAATATCATAGGGATAATCAATAAATGCATTTGTTGTATGAACATTCTTAATCTTGACGAACCGCTTGTATCCATATCCGCCCGTCTTTGCGGCGGTTGGGGTAATAGTGATAACCGGTTTTGCAGGCACGTTTCCAACCGGTGCGACCGCCTGAGTCTGTCCGCTTGCCGTTACCGACCAGTTCACCGTTGTCGCAGTCTGTGCTTTCCATACAGGGTCGGGAACATAAAGCAGAAATTCTGTATACATCCCGCTGATTTTAGGCTGTGAAACAACGTCTGCCATGAGGTACCATTGCTTATTAGAATTCGCCGTGTCTGCAACCAGTAACTTTTTAAGGGTCTTATCCTTGGTATCAAACCATGTTTTCAGGGTATCCAGTTGTGTAGCGATAGTCCCCTTCATCTGGATTGCTAATAAAAAGTTTTTGCCTGATAATTCTTTGCCTGAATAGGATGGATAATTCTCAGAACGCATGATTGCTATGGTGTTGGTATCTGCAAGATTGTGCACTCCCTTTGTGCCGGGTAGAACGGCATAGAAGTTTGTATCGTTTAGATTGTGTCCATCCCAACTAATTACTGATATTTGCATTATGCCCTCGAAAGAGATTGCATTAAACCGGATAAGTCCTGTTCGTTTTGAACCTGAAAAGTAACATTGCCGTAAAACACTACATTCGTGCCTGGGGGTTCACTGGATTGCGTAGCAGGTACGCTGTTACTATCGCGTCCTGCCGGGGTGACAACAACATGCTCACCAGACTCAACCCGCATTGGATAACTGTCATTAGGATAGCCGGGCGGTACAACAAAGTTTGCACCTTCTGAATGCCCCAAACCTGACAGTAAATCCGCATTATAGCCGGAAACAGAATTTACTGAAGTGTTTATCGTATTATTTGTCACATTGTTTCTCACATAATTTGTCGTTATTGTGATAGTTTTCGACCCTGGAATATTTTTGATTTTCGTTGCTAAAGTCTCGGCTTCTATCATTGCATCTTTCATTGCAGATATAGCGGTTTTAGAATAAACGCCCCATTCAGCACCTTTTTCTAATAAGAAATTGGTTTCTTCTGTGCTCAATCCATCCATAGCTAACTTCTGTTCAAGATAGCCTAAAATAATCCTGCGCCCGGCAAGTTCATGAGATGATGCGTTTTCAGATGCTTTCCTTGCGTTCTCTGAAAGTTTATCAGTCAATCCTTTGACTACGTTACCGCTTTCAGAATAGCCCTGTCGTAGCTTTGTGGCTCTTTCCTCTTCCAGTTTGATGCGTTCTTCTGTCAGTGATTTATTCTTTGCCTGGTAACTTTCCTCTGCTGACTGGAAAGATGCAGTCATCTGGATCATAGTCTGATTGGTTTCGGTTAATTGTTTTTCTTGTTCTTCGAGGGCAGCTAAATCTGCCTCTGTCATTCCGGCGCTAACACCTGTTGCTAAAATAGCTTCACCCATTAATTGATAACTGCGGGACATATTTTCGGCAACCTGTGCATTGCTGGCTAATTCATCAGCCATTTCTGCTGTTATAGAAATTCCGTCTTTTGTATAGGTATTAAAGTGTCCTATTTCTACACCGGCGGCGCGTACTCTGTCATTCCAATCATTCTGTTTATTGACTACATCGCTAATAGTATCGGCTATATCTGTTACTGAGTTTTTAAAATCTCTTACCTGCGGAAGTAATCCTCGCCCCAATGCTTCTTGAAGGTTTCCTAAAGAGACTTCCATATTTGCCGCGCCGTCGCCTGCTTTATTCATAGCCTGAGCAGCACCGCCGAACTCTTTTGACAGTTCGGATAATACTAGTTTTTGATAACCTGCTAAATCATTAGTCTCTTTGAAATAAGCTATCTGTTTTATTTGTTCTTCGGTAAATGACACACCGGCACGCTTGAGGGCGGTATAACCGGCAAAGTCATTCATTGCTTTTCCGACTTGTACAATCGTGCCCTGTAAATCCCCACCCATGACAGCCGCCATATCAGCGGCGGCTTGCATGGTGGCGGGAAATACCTCTTTTCCGATTCTTGTAAACGTCAACAGAACCGCCTCAGATGACATCACAAGTTCATCGTCAAGACCGGCAGTTTTGCTAATCTGTTCGGCTAAACCATTCAAGGCACTGGCAGTCATACCGGCAGCACCGCCAGTAGCACTTAATACAGCCGTTAGCTTTGCTTCAGCCTGTGCACTTTCTGCGGCGGCCTCTTCCGCGGCTTTCATCTGTGAAACAACTTCAGTCATAATAGCAACTGCAGTACTCGCAACAGCGGTAACAGACAGAAAACCAGTTACCATTTCAGATAATCCGCTAGAAACACCCCGCGAACCTGACTCAAACTTTCTACTATCTAAGCCTATTTCCGCTATTATCGATGCGACTTTGGTTGCCATTCAACCTCATTTCAAAATACTTGAATTTGCCTTGCCTATGCCATCATACACCTGAAAATATTCTTCCAAGTCCTGCATTGAAAGTCCATCTACATACTCTAATGTCCAGTGGTATTGTTCGGCTATTCTCCACCGCCAATACTCCCACGGGAGATTTTTGCGCTGTGTTAATCCTTTGTAGATGGACTTTGCAAGTTTGGGTCGGCAAGCGGCTCAGTCATGGCAGTGACAATTGCACGCATAAGAAGCCTAAAATCTTCATGCAACATATCGTCTTGATCTTGTGGCTTTATTCCAGATACCTTTTCGATAAAAGCGGCTTCTGATTTTTCATCGCCCTTGCCGGTTATGAAGATAACCCATTCTTTATGCTTTACTTTGCTCTTGTCAATTGTGACTAAGCCGGTTGATAGATTGACTTCTCCCATTTATTCACTCCTAGTATGCACTGAATACGCGGGCGCCGTTTTTCTGGAACTCGCAAGATATTTCTACGATACCATCATACGGATAGTTGAACTGTCCGCCCATTGAGATAACGGGGACTGTCTCTTTGCGCTTGCCGGATGCAGTACCTTCGCGTCCGATAATCAACGTTCCCGAAGTGCCTTCCAGCAGTTGATCTTCGAGAAGAGTACCGCCGCTCTGTGCAACACCCTTCCATGAGTACTTGCCGTCTTTCGTGGTGGTCAGATAGGTATCGTCTGTGTCACTTCCAGCGGTTGCCTTAACTATTCCGATAGAAGGCGAACTTGACAACGTACGATAGTCAGTGCCCAGCGTCAATGTACCAGCCGGGTTTACAAAACTTATAACAAGATTACTACCGGTATATTCCATTTCTCACTCCTTATTGATCGAGATACAACCTATAATCCGCTCCGCATCCCCAGGTTTTCTTCCCGGCGGAGTCGGTTTCTTCCAATGCATAACCATTTTCGCGGCGGGTCATGAAGTTAGTCCAACCCGTCACGGTCAATGTTCTGTGATGCAATAATCCATCTATCTGGGCATCAATCGTCTTTGCAGCCGTTGGCGTTGATGCATAGGCAAAGATGGATACCACAACATCTTTCAATCTGTGCGGCGTTTCATTCCTGTCGCCCTCATTGACATAAGACCAGATCACATACGGCAAAGGATAGTTATCAGGCGCGACCTGTAAAAATACCGCTGTACCTGCGTTGGTATGCGTCCCGCCAAGAGCTGTATAAAGAGCCGCGTCTAATGGACTTTGAATGCTCATCCCAACGCCTTCCTGACATCTTCAAAGAACGGTTCGGCTTCACGTTCTGCAGCACCGCCTAAGAAGTGCTTTGCAGTCACGCCTTTTGAGGTGCCAAGTTCCTGGAATACGCCGTACTCTGTGGCATCTGAAATAGTCCATTTATGCGGGTCTTTCGGTTTAGCACCATCGGCTAAAGTGTTTTTCAATAAGCCCGTATCCACCGGCGCGTTCTTGGCAGCACTAGCAGAAATGTTCAAAGCGTGTTTCTTTACTACGCCCGGCAATTTCTCATTATTGACAGACTTTATCCAGTCATTTAAGCGGTTTTCTGATTTCATATTGAATGAGATCATGATATCAACTCCACTGTAGCCCTTGTGACCCCTTGCCATGACTGTGCCTGATTGACGGCTTGTACTGAAAACACATCGCTATCAACCTGTATTCTGTTGGCAGGAGTAACCACTGTCCCATACGGCATACTGATAACTGCTTTCTGATAAGGCATCAGCGCACCGCCTGTCATAGACTCGCGCCCCAGATTGTAATCAACCCGGCATGTGGATGACGATAGCGTGCCCCATGTTTCAACCTGCCCGCCTTCTCCATCGCTTGACCATGCCAGATTCAGAATACTACAAGTATCCGGGAATAGTTCATTTATTGCAGACCGCATATAGGAAAGGTCAGATGCGCTTAGCATGAGTCCTCGCGTATCATCATTCCATAGCCGCTACCATCTTTACTCAATGATTTATAATATTGAACCTGTTTGATGTAATGGTCATATACCTGGCTTTTCTTGATCGAGTGATTGTCGGTCGAGAAGTCAAAGTTGCCCGCCACTGAATTTGCCTTCATCTGGTAGACTTCGGCGGCGGCGGCGTTAATGTCATAAGCCCAACCGGTTACATAATAATCAACGCCTAACGTATCAGACGCGAAGGTTACAAGTCCCTTAGTGTAATCCACCGTATAGTCAGATGCGCTAACCGTCCCGCCCGTATTGTTCTGGATAATGAATATAGCCGTCCCGCCTGTGGACTGTTCAACGTGGTCAAAACCTAATGGATATTCTGTATAGACTAAAACATTGTTGCTTATTCTTGCCGGATTGACACACTCGATTTCCTCATAAACAAAGTGGACTGAATGCTTATCAAATATGGTGTCCAGTTGATTATCGGAAAAGTAGGAAAGCGTCCCGTTAGTATAATCAAGAGTACCAGCGTTGGTCATTCCCCTTAGTTCATCTCGTAAAGCAGACATCCCAGAACGTGCCATAAGTTATCCTTTATAATAAAAAACGCACCTGACAGAACGTCAAGTGCGTAGCCAAAAGGCGAAGCATTACTTAAATTATTATACTACTTTTTGTCAATAACACTACTGTATATTTCGATATACCTTTTACCCATGGCTTCAAGTGAATGTTCTTTCACAACATGTTCCCGCGCCTTTTTACCCATTTGCGCTCTAGCCATAGGGTCACTCTGTAACAGATAGATTGCCTTCCGGATAGCCATGGGGTCACGAACTGGAACCAATATACCCATTCCATCATGGATTTGCGCCCTTGCACCTGCCACATCAGAGGCAATGCACGCACAGCCGGACGCTAACGCTTCTTGCAAACACAATCCCCATGTTTCCTCATACGTTGATGGGAATACAAAGATAGACGCTTTACGCAGCCCTTCTGCAACCTGTTCCCTTGTAAGATGTGTCATTAATTTTACTTTGATGTCAGTACCATCAATCGCCTGTTGCAGATATTTCATCCCCTTTGCCGGATATTCAGCCCACGCGCTTGACGTATATATCTCGCAGCCTTCACGCTCTGCAGGATAAAAGAAGTCTGTATCAACTCCCAACTCCCCAACATAATCCGCCCGCATTCCATTGCGTCTGTAAATGTCCGCCGTGTATTCATTCAAGGCTAGAACAGGTGACTTGTTGACAATCTCCAACCATTCAGCGGGGGCGTGATGTTCTACACAGTTGTTGTCGCACACGCCCTTGACGGCGGTACAGCCTTCATCCCAGTTACGCAATAGCATCCTACCACCACAAAACTGATAGTAATCCATGCAAGCCTGAATATGCGGAATGTGATTATCCTGCAACCATTGAATAGGCTTCCATCCCATTTTATTGAATATCGTACCAACCTGAATAATGTCAGGCTTGAATGTGTCAATCGCTTCTGGTAAGTTGTCAGAATGTAACCATGCAACGTCATTGCCTAAATCTTTGAGTGCCTTTGTCAAGTCACGGAGCATAGATTCAGCACCACCGCCTTGACCGGGGCCACGTTGATCCTCGTGGAAAAGTAAAATCCTCACTTCAAATACTCCCTGTACCAATCGCCTGTTTTATATAACCCGGCAGTAATCCCGGTAAAAGGTTTCCAACCAAGTGCCAACATTTTGGTGCAATCAAGAACTTGTTCCTTGATCTCGTAAAAGTCATTTTCTTTGCGTACCCATTCAGGGGACAAACTACCGGTTATGTCAGAAATCATCTTGCCTATTTCAAGAGGTGAGGCTTGATCTCCAGAACCTACGTTATAAGCGCCCGGTAAACCAATCTCTGCCAGTTTTATATAAGCATTTACGGCATCTTCAATGTACAGCCATTCCCGCCGGGCATCTACAGCATCCCCGTATATCTGTGGCGGTTCGTTGTTCCATGCAAGTTTGAAACTATTAGGGATCAATCGGCTGAAATTCAAATCACCTTCACCGTATAGGTTAGCACACCGCAAAACAATCGCATCATATAGCGTGGCGATATTATCAGCACACGCTTTACTGACTTCATAAACACCAGTCGGTTTCAGTGGCATATCCTCACGATATGGTACTCCGCCGTGATCGCCATAGGCTTTATCAGACGATGCAACCAGCACCTTTTTTATTCCAAGTTTATAACAGGCTTCCAGTACATTGACTGTACCCATGATGTTTGTGTTCAATGTCCGCAATGGTGAACGGGATGCAATCCTCACGATGGATACAGCGGCAAGGTGGAATACCCATTCTGCTTCTGTTGAAGATAGCACTCGCTCCACAAAGTTGTAGTCAGTCACATCTCCGTATTCCACACGACATGACACGCCAAGAGCGTCAAGGCTGGTTTTATTCTGTCGGTGCAAAGATGTTGCAGTGACCTCGTGCCCTTGCTCTATTAAGGCTTTGCAGAGGTTAGCCCCTAAAAAGCCTTCACCGCCAAAAACAACTGTCCTCATTTATTCCTCCTCAAATGGTCTAGCGTGAATACCCCAGAAGTCACCCGACTCATGCTGGGGCGTCTGTACGAAATAATCTACACAAAATAAGTGACACGGCTTTGGCTTACGCGTCAAGTCCAGTTCACCATCCAACCAATTTCCCAAACAAGTGGATTCCCATGCAAAACTATTGATTGCCGATAAGCAAGGCCACGCATTACCGGCCGGGTCAACCGTAATGAAGTTCACGCCCGCTTCACATGTCAAGGCTAAATCCTGTGGCTTTGCCAGTTCTGGCCGTCCGCCGCACAAGGGACTGACAACCATGTGAATGCCGATAGATTGTAACCACTTGATAGCCCACTGCGAATATTCTACATTCTTTCCAGTATCTTCAAGGTTGGGCGATAACCAGTAGCCGCGTTCTGCTAATATAAGTACTTGTCGTTTCCATTGTTCATCGT